ATTAATGTATTTTTCAGTCCAAAAGATACGGCTAATCGTAGGCAAAAGGATGACAAAGTCCCGTATTTAGATTGGGGCAAATTAGGGTGGATGGTTTTAACTGATGGGGGCGCAGGAAAAGCAACCGATTACAATTACATTAAGAAGTTTATTTTAGATTTATCAAAGAATGTGAATTTGAAAATGGTAAGTTTTGACAAATGGAACGCCTCTTATTTGGTTAATGAGTTAATAAATGAGGGTATAAATATGGATTCTTATTCTCAATCATTTGCAAGTATGAGTTTTCCTACTAAAGAGTTTGAAAAAAAGATACTCGAAAGTAAGTTAGTGCATAATGGTAACCCGTGCATGGCATGGATGCTTAGAAACGTACAACTATCAACCGACTCAAATGATAATGTTAAGATTGATAAAAAGAAGTCTACTGAAAAAGTGGATGGTCCTGTTTCAACTATCATGGCATTGGGTGGATATATCAAAGCTAACTTTCAACCAGAACAAGAAGAACCTTTTTTCGCATATTAAAACTTAAAACAAAAATGGAATCAATATTAACTTTACGCGGTTACTTCATGCGCCACTTTACGCTATGTTTAGAAAGTGAATCACAGCTACAGGCTTGGGATAAGCTAGAAGATGAATTAACAGCATTACAAAAACAGTATAATATACCATGTAAACCTAGGTATTCATCTTATGAAGCGTTTAGGGTTTGCAAGTCTAGATACTACCAAATTTACAGAGATTAAATTTTGTTAACTAACATTTACTACTTAAGTCACAAATTAAATTAAAATTTGTTAAGTAAATGGAAAAACAAAATATTTTACAGCGTATTTTCGGAATAAACAAAAGGGCATTCATTCCCACAATGGTTCCTGTTGGGAATAATTTTTCCTTTTTTGGTGGGGCAAACCTTGCCAACGTAACAGTTTCATCTGAATCAGCTTTAAAGGTAAGCACATTTTATTCATGTGTACGTTCTATAAGTGAAGATATAGCCAAACTTCCTTTTGTGGTTCAGCTAAAAGATAGCAACGGAAATAAAACGGATCAACCATTTCACCCTGCAACACAATTATTTAATCAAACCCCTAACGGATTTAGCACACCATTTACGCTTAAACAAACATTATTTGAGCGTGCATTGCGTAAAGGTAACGGATATGCTTATATAGAGCGTAACAATGATGCAGAACCTATAGCTATTTACTTTATTGAAAACGAATATGTAATTCCTATTTTAAAAGATAGGAAATTAATATACAACGTAACCGATCCAATTTTAGGACTTACTGAAATGGTTAAGGGTGAAGATATGTTCCATATCCGTGGATTTGGAGATGCCTATATTGGCAAATCAGTAATTCAATACGCAAGTGAAAGCATAGCAAACGGAATAGCCTTACAAGATTACGGTAATAAATTCTTTAGCGGTGGCGGTGGAATGCTTGGCCTTATTACTACTAAGGGAATGCAAAATGAAAACAGCGCAAAGGCATTTAAAAAGTCTTTTACAGATTCATTGCAAGAAGATAATATCGGCTTTATAAATGGAGATGCAACATTTACCAAAATGAGTGTAGCACCTAATGAGGCTCAGTTTATTGAAAGTTCAGATGCAAAAGTAAATGACATTGCACGTTGGTTCAGAATGCCACTAGGTAAACTTCAAAAGGATTCAGTATCTAATATTGAGGCCTTAGAGATTCAATATGTACAAGATACTTTGATGCCGTGGATAGTAAGATTTGAACAAGAATGTGAAGCTAAACTATTGACTAAAAAAGAACGCCCTGTAATGGATGCAAAGATAGTAACCTCAGCATTGTTAAGAGGGGATTCAGCAGCTGTTGAACGTAGAGTTAAAACCATGTTTTATGTAGGGGCGCAATCACCAAATCAGATTTTAAGAAGTTTAGACATGAACGGAATAGGACCTGAGGGCGATAAAAGATACTTGCCAGTAAACATGATCCCAGCTTCACAAGTTGAAAAGTTTTGGGAAGGTAAAGATAATTCACAAGCCACACAAACGGGAGCAGATGCAAGCGGAAGCGGAGCAAACAATAATAATATATCACAATGATAAGAAGAAATATACAACAGCCAGTAACGCTCGAAAAAAGAGCAGTTGAATCAGATGAACAAGGAAGCGAAGTAATCAAAGGTTATTTTAGCGTTTATGATAGTGACTATTTAATGTTTGATGGTTACGTAGAACGTATTGCACAAGGCGCATTTGACGAGTGCGACATGAGCGATGTAGTTTGTTTATTTAACCATGACGATGACCAATTACTAGGCCGTTCAACAAATGGCATGGGTACATTAAGTATTGGGTTTGATGAAAGAGGCGGTTATTTTGAAGTAGAAAAAAATGATACAACAAGCTCAAAGGATGTTTACGAAAATATCCGTTTAGGTAACATACAAGGCTGTTCATTTGCTTTTACAATTGCAGAAGAAACAATTGATAGAACAGAAAACGAAACTATTGTAACCATTACCAAAGTAAAGCGGTTATACGATGTTGGGCCTGTAGTTAACCCTGCATATAAAGATACAGAAGTTGAGGCGGCTCAAAGAAGTTTTGAATTAAAGCAACCTAAAAAACAAGAATTTAATTCCGACAAATACTTATTAAAATTTAAAATCTAACAAAAACAAATATGAACAAAACAAGTAAAGAATTACGTGAACAACGTAAGGAAGTTAAAGATAAGATTGACTCTTTAACCTCAAAAGTAAAAACAGAAGCTCGCGAATTTACCGATGCTGAAGCAAAGGAATTACGTGACAACTTAGATCTTGAAACTAAATACAATAGAGATATTGAATTAGCTTTAGAACTAGAAAAAAGAGCAGCATCTGCTGTAGTAGGTACTCCACTTGCTAACACAGAAGAAAAAGAAATGCGCAACTTTTCAATTTCAAAATTGATTCGTGAGCAGTCTAGCGGTAAATTATCAGGTTTGGAAAAAGAACTTGTTGAAGAATCAGCTAAAGAAGCTCGTGATTTAGGTATCAGTGCAAACGGTATTTACTTGTCAAACAAAGTTTTGGAAGTAAGCCACAAACGTGCAATGGTTGTAGGAACAGCTGGAGCAGGTGGTAACTTTGTCCCTACTGAAAAGTTAGGATTCTTTGACGCTCTTTACGCTCAAACAGTATTAGCTGCTGCTGGTGCTACTTCATTAACTGGACTTTCGGCAAACGCTGACTTGACAGGATTTAGCGCAGGTGTTGCTGCTGGATGGGCTTCAGAAACAGGAACACAAACTCCTGCTGATGCTACTACAGTTGCTCGCACATTGCGTCCAAAGTTGTTGTATGGTGCTACTGACATTTCAAAAATGTTATTAGTTCAAACTAACAACTCAATCGAAAACTACATACTTCAATCTATTATGAAGTCAATGGCAGTTGCATGGGAAGCAGCCGTAATCAATGGTGATGGTTCTGATAAGCCTACAGGTATATTAGGAACAGCTAACATTCAAGATGTAGCAATCGGAGCAAACGGTGGCGCACCTACATTGGCTAAGATTTTGGAATTAGTGCAAAAAGTACAATCGGCAAATGCTGATACTCGTAACGCTAAATTCTTAATCAATCCTAAAACTGTTGCTAAGTTGAAGCAAACTTCAATTGATGCAGGTTCAGGAGCAATGATTTTAGCTTACAATCAATACTTTGGTGGTATCCAAAATGTAATTGATGGTTATGAGGCGTTAGTTACTTCAAATGTTCCAAGCACTTTGACAAAAGGTACTTCAGGAGCAGTTTGTTCGGCTATCATTTACGGAGATTTCAGTCAAGTTGTAACCGCTCAATTTGGTGGTGTTGATTTGATGATTGATTCAACAAGTGCTGCAATTGCACGTACTGGTAAAGTAGGAATAACTGTAAATATGTTTGTTGATTCAGCAGTAAAGCAGCCAAGTGCTTTAGGTGCTATCTTAGACGCAACTACTACTTAATAATAATTTCATGGTTGGTTAAGGGGGGCGGTGTAATGCTGCTCCCTACCACATGAAACAAAACACTAAACACATGAAAATAAAATTTTTGAAAGCAGGTTCGCCATTAGGTTTTGGCTACCATGAGAACGAAGAAGCAGATTTGAACGAAGCAACCGCAAAAGAGTTGATTGAGTTAAAATATGCAATAGAAGTAGAACAAATTAGGACAGCCGATGAAGCTGAACCAAAGGCAATAAAAAAAGCAGTAAAAAAATAAACAATGGCATCTTACTTACAAGTATCAAACAGCGGATTAGAACCTATTACACTAGATGAGGCTAAACTTCATTTAAGGGTAGATAGCGATGAAGAAGATACTTTGATTTATGCGCTAATAGTTACGGCAAGGCAAGCAGTAGAAAACTACACTTGGCTTAACCTTAATGAGGCGGTGTATAATATGTTTTTTGATGCTACTGAGGTTGATGAGTTTATAAGAATAAACAAACAAGTGATTACAATCACTAGCGTTCAATATAAGGACGCAGCAGGGGTTTATCAAACACTCTCACCTAGTAGCTATCAAACTGATTTATATTCGTACCCGTGTAGAATAAAAATAGACACTAGGCCAGCGGTAGGTAATTTCTTAAACGCTTGGAAAATTGTATTTACTGCAGGGTTTACAAGTCCTGAGTTGGTTCCTGACCAAATTAAGTCAGCAATGAAACTAACAATAGGCCACTTATATGAGCATCGTGAAGATGTAACAATGAGTTCAAACTATGCACTAGAGAATGGAGCAAAATATTTAGTTACACCTTATAAACTACCAACTTATTTCATATGATAATAAGTAAGCTAAGAGATCGAGTAATTGTTCAAAGTGTTGTTAATACGAGAGGGTCTGATGGTTCTGTAGCCAAAACATACAATAGTGTAATAACTATTTGGGCAGATGTGAAAGAGGACACTCAAAATGAAACAATAGACGCAACAAAACAAACTGTTACAAGTAACTTAACGGTAGTGGTAAGATATAGCAATTTGACATCTGGAATAAATCCAACATATCAATTGGTTTATAACGGATCTAGCTACATGATTAAGGGAATAATAACAGACGAAAGAAAAATATACAGAACAATAACAGCAAAATTAATACAATAAAATGATACAGAACGGAACACTTATAAAACTACTATTAAACAATGTACTTGTTGCTAAATTGCTATCATTGGACGTAACTTTTGAGCGTGAAATGTTGGACATTACAACTAAAGACAGTAGCAA